GATTTATCCCCTCTCGGATGATAGAACATTCCTTCTTTGTTTTCCCTTACTTCTTTATGATATCGAAGAAGCATGTCTGTCCGATAAAGAGTCCCTGAAGGATTGATATTGTAATGATGATCCCCTTCATGCCAGAAGAATCCTGCTATCCCTATCTTAGGATCATCCCCCATCTGATTTACAAACCAATCAAGCCAGCCTGGCTTTACCGCTCTACAGTCCGTTTCCATGCATAGCATGTGGGAATAACCTCTTGGAATAATATACTCCAAAATTTCATCCAAACCTGTCGCATGTGAATGCTTACGCCGCACACAGTCAAGAATAGTGATTCCTTCCCCCAAAGCTGTTTCAGTGATTGCCTTGATTGAATTATGCCCGGGCCAAGAACAATTAACAAAAATATCATTCTCAACCTGATTTGGATTCTGCTTTAGTGAATAAATCACTGTTTGCAGCCACTTTGGACAATGGGCGTTGGTCATTGCAATTGCTACTTTCATTATTGTGCTCCTTTCAAAATCGAATTTTGATTGTGGAAAAACAAATAAAATCCCAATATCCTGAACGTCAACATTACATTTCTGATCCAATGAACATCAAATAACCAACCTGTTAAAACATAATCTTTTGGTTTGCTCCACCCCAAACTAACGACACATCTTTTACCATTCCATACTTTCATCTTATTCCCTCCTCAAGTGAAATGTTAGCCAAGTCATTCTCAGCTATTGTTTTATTACCTATCCAATGCCAACTTGCGATCTTTTGTAAAGGATAACCTACTTCCTTCACAAATTTATTGACTGTATTAAATACATCAGGGTTATTTTCGTGATAATCATCCCATGCAATACACCAATCCCCTTTTGAATTTCTATTCTCCCAAGCTCGCCATGTATCCTTCTCAACAGCAGGGAAAAAATGATCTGCATCAATAAAACATAGATCGACTTGTCCCTGCATTGAAAAATCCCAAGAATTGCTCATTACTAAAGCATAATTCTTGACATTGTGCATAAATGGAACATACCCTGTCGGGAGATAAGGAATAACCCCATTCTGAAATCTTCCTGAAATATCAACCCCATAAACTCTTGCTTTAGGATTCAATTTACACAAAAGCAAAGAAGTCCAACCTAAATTAACCCCCAACTCAACAATGACTTTAGGTTTAAACAACAGACTCAAAGTTGTGGTGGCAATGCACCCGCACCTTTCAAGTGTATCAAATACAAATTCATCATAAGTCGCATATCGTTTGAAACCAGAATCAGCTTCCCTAATGAATTCAGGAAGTTCATAAAACTCTTCCTTCTTGAAACAAGAGAGGGCATATTTCTGCCAATCATACATTTTTCTTTCCCCCTTTTTTCACAAGCGATTGTTTAGCAATTTCCGCCTTTACTTCCTCTTTTGAAATAAGTACCGTATTTCCCCCCCCAAAACTCTAATTGTTTCCAACCCTGATTTGTATCAAACCAATCACTAATTGCTTTTTTAACACCACCCATAATACTATCTGTTGCATTCCCAGTAAACAAAGCATCATCCATCAACATAAAATCTGTAATCTGAGAAGCAATATTTAGTTCATTCATAGTATGCTCGTATGTATGGGAAGTGTCAATGAAAATCATGTCAAATCGGTTTCCTTTTGCCTTCTTCTCTGAAAGAAAAGTGACACTATCATCATATTTAAACTCCCAGAGAGTTCCCTGATATTTCTCATATCGTTTTCCTGTCATATTGAGAGGATTCAAATCAATCGAGAAAAGTTTTCCCCCTACCTTCTCAACATAAGCAAGGAAAACTGCTGTACTGATCCCTGAATCTCCTCCTATCCCCAATTCTAAAATTGATCGGGGTTTAACGATCTCTAATGCTTCCTCATAAGATGCAGATAAAGGAACTCGAAGCATATTTACAAACCTATGGGCTTGCAATTCTGACTCAAATTGAAACATCCCTGTAATTTTATCAAGACATTGTTGAACAATATCATGTGTATTTGGACTATATTCTACCAAATGTTTCCAAATCTTCCACTCCTCCATCTGTCGGACAGTAGTGAAACTATGTCCGTATTGCAGCATCCAATCCTTTGCCTGTTGTTCTTGATTAGATTCACTTCCATAATACTCTTTTAACCATTCTTTCGTCATTGTGAACATATCTTCCTCCTATAGAAAATCAATCATATTGTTTGGGTTAATAACT